GCAATTCCACTACCGCACGAAGGGCAAGTAGATAGTCGTTACGCGCTTCGTGTGCATCTTTATTGTGTGCAATGTCTGCTAGTTTCTGTAGCAATTCTTCGTGGGTCATCGCTTCTCCTGCCTATGTACAATAAAAGGAGGAGCAGTATACACGTCATTCTTCGCTGCAATCTGCAGCGCCTTCTTCCAATTTGCACCAGATGCGACAGCACCTATGGCATAGGAAGACCCTGAACCCAAGCCATAGATGCCATCATCGCGAAGGAAGACTGAGTACGTATCATCTACTTCATAGATGGTTCCATTCACAGCCATTAGGAAAAGGAATTCATAGTCCTCTGACTTCTCGTCATGGACAAACCCATTGTCGCGTAAGCAGTCACGCATGCTAGGGATGACAGTGGTAATCATAAAATGGTACACGTCTTTAGTGTTAGCTGGTATAGCTGGTGGCTTCCAGATATGCTGCACGATATCGCAAGGCTGGGTAGTACCAGCGCCAGCGATTAGGAACTTGCCACGTTTAGTAATCTTAGTTGTAATTGGATGCGAGTAGGGGCGACCCTTCTCTGTTGTGGTTCTACTATCGGCTGCAATGATGCAGCCATCTGGTTCTTGTATTCCAATAATAGTTGTCACAGTGATGCTCGCAATCTAGGTGGGGTCCAACGGGACTTGGTCTTACGTCCTCGCGTAGGGGCTTGAGTCTTTGACTCCTTGCCAATGTTCTTCTCTGCCCATGTTCGGGCTTCTGGGTATGTTAGGTTCTGCCGTGCCATGACAATCTGTATACCAGCGCCACCGCTACTGCATGCATAACATACCCAGACTCCCTTGTCCGAGTTAACCGAAGCAGACTTATGTGAATCGTCATGTACAGGACAGTGAATGGATTTGTCCCCACCTAACGGCAGGTCTAATCCATAGTGACGAAAGACTGCTTCGAGAAACTCAGACTGATTCATTTGTTAATACCAATTCCTTTCCTGGTGGAACCTGTACGCCTCGCACCAAGTTTCGTAACGGTGTAGCACATACTTGTGTGCTTCTCGTGTCTGTTTGAGTAATGACCACTCTGGTTTTCCCCACAGTAATTGCCATACTCCACGTGCTCCGCTGGACTTGTTGTGCGAATCCACGTTGTATCGGCTCTCCTTGTACGCGATGTTCAGCGCACAGCGAACCTGTTTCATGTCGGTTGTAACTTCCATTAACGTCAGCTTGACTCGGTCCCTCTTGTCGGTTGTTACCGACAACATCTTCTCGTATGTCATTGCTGGTGTTAATGCTTGAGATGGTGCTACGAATGATAGCGTCCAACCAAGCAGAGTCACTATTGCTAACCGCATAGTTACCTCTTTTCATTTCTTGAAACTCTGTCACAGTCTCATTGATGTCCATTGTAACCTGCCTGTTTGAGCAGATTGACCCAGAGTTTCGCAGGCATTACTGCATACGACTCTGAGATATTAGATGTGCCACGCTTTTTAATTAGCACAACTCCTGTTTCCGCTTTTGCATTAGCCATCTCAACCTCTAGTTCCTTGAGATAACCAGGAATATTTATTCTCTTTTCATTCTTGCATTCGATAACAACGTTATCGATTCCTCTTATGTCACCGATATCGTCGTGACGACCAGCACCATAGGCACGTTCAGCTTTGGTATAGCCTTCGTCGCGTAGCCAGACTACGCAGTCTCGCTCATACCCTGACCCTTTGCGCTTCTGCGGTGTAGTCATTTACCACTCGATGCTAAACCAAAAGAATATAAAGTCAATGTTAAAACTATATCTGTCTACTGTTAGACCAAGTCCAAATCTATGTAAGCTATACCCTGCGTGGAATCTATGATTCCCTGAATGCCATGAACCAAATGTCTTCATACATAATCCCTTGTTAGTATCTCTTGTAATCTAATCTTCTTACTTCTTCTTAGAGCGTCACGTTCATGTGGCGTTAGCCCACCCCACATGCCCCAGTCTTCATGTTTCAATCCCCACTCTAAGCACTTATCTTTTACTTCACATCTATTACAGATTTTTCTAGCTTCTTTGTAAAGGTTAGTTCCGCTGCCACCTTCTTCTGGGTAGAACCATTCAAGTCCTACTTCACTGCACCGCGCCCCTGACAAATCTGGAAACTGCATCTGATGGTCCCTCTCTCCAAATCCTTATTCCTGTAAGTAAATCATGCGCCATAATTAAATAGCCTTTACTGCGGTTAGGGGGAATCTCGCAGGTAATCTCCCTGCCCCAAGCTTTGACTACTGATTTAAGTATGTCAAGTGGTACAAGTACTACACCACGTTCTATTACGAACGCCCAGTAATCAGCTTTACTTACTGATAAACCAGACGGTTCCCAGCTATTAGATTTAAGATACCAACATTCAGTTTCAATGTAAAGGTTGCCAGTGTTGTGCCATTTGCGGTCGCGTTTTACTTCAACCGTTTTGCCACCACCAAGCAATGCCTCTACTAGATTCTCTCCTTCTTTACCGTAAGAGAAATCTAAGTCAAAGTCAGACAGGTTTGTCATTTAGATTTTTTCTTTGGATGTTCGGTAGAGTGAAGCATCAATGCCATAGTTAACCCTTGCCTTGACAAGTTAGCTAACACTGGTCCTCTATGTATACGATTAAATGTACGTTTGAAATCGCATTTAGTACAAGAGATTGTTTTAATCTCTTGCTTATTCCAGAACTTCCAGTTGGGTGCAACACGTACCCAGCCTGACTCTACGAACAATTCCTTGCTTGATGATTTTTTCATTTCCATTGTCCCATCGTTCTTGCTCTAAACAAATCAGCCGATGAGTTATAAAGAATCATCTTGCTAGCTTCAGCTGCAAGCGTGATGTACTCTTCAGCGTTAGGGTCTGCTTTACCATGGCGGTTCTTTACTACCGCAACACGATAGATATTAGCTGCGCTATCCAGCGCCACAGATAAGACTAGTTCTGGTAGGGCAGCAACCTTGCCCATCAGAGCCTTACGTGGCGCTGGGTAGTTTGGCTTAGACATCTTCTCGTTCTCCGACACATGGTGAAGGACGATGAAGGCTGTTTCATATTCACGTGCCATGTAATGAAAGGCGGACATAGCATCACGCAATGCTGTCCATTCGTTGTCGCTGGCTGCAGCGACGTTCATCAAGTTGTCGACATAGACCGCCACTGGTGGAGCACCGTGCAATTCAATCCACGCTTCAATCTCTTCCTCGATGTCTTGTAACGAGGGTGCTGGGTCGAAGCTAAACCGAACATGTGCTGCACCTTCAGCTAACGCATCTTCAAGAAGAACGCTAGCTTCAGTATCCATGATTCTCTCAACGTCAGACACATCTCTGTTCATGATGATTGCACCTGCACGAGTTGCGATTGTTCTGGAATCAGAGTCCGCTGAGATATATAACGCTGGTACTTTAGAGGCGATGGCGTACCACAATGCAAGTAGTGTCTTACCACCACCTGGCTGTCCTGCAATTAAATGCAGTTGAGCCTGACGGAATGTAACTTGGCTAGCTGTAAGAAGTGGAAGTACTTCTGGTAATTGCTTACCAGCAGGAGACTCCACGCCAACTACTTGCAATAGGGAACGCATTGTTATCCTTTAGTCCAGATAGTTTCTGCTTCGGCAATACCAGGCTTGAACGGCTTTGGTCCCTTGGCTGGGTCGAACCAACCAACATAAGCCTTTCCTGCCTTAGAAGTACCCTTCTTCTTTGCGTACTTACCGCGACCATCTGGTAGGTCTGGTGCATCTGGGTGACCATAGGTCCACTCATTGCCATACTTATCTCGCATTACCTCGATTGATTGAGGTGTTGCAGGGACAGTAACTGACACTGGCTCTGCCAGTAGTCCAGCTTCTTGGAGGTTATTGATTGCTTTGTCCATGCTGGTTTGACCAGAACGGCTTAGCAACTGCATCTGTAAATCAGATGCTGCAGCGACTGCAAGTGATGCAGCTTGGAGGTTGGCAGTGAACTCAGCGACAGTGTTACCTCGGACGGTAAACAAGTCCTGTCCGTTGAGTTTGCCAGTATACGAAAACGTAGACTCAGTCATCTACTTTTTCCTTTCCTTCCCCTTTGTTGTAGGTATTTGCAGAGGGAAATCTTTGGAGCCCATAGCTGAGCATTTATCCTGGAAGGAACACATCTTACAATTTTCACCAACAGATGGTGGGAACCAGCCTTTAGAAATAGAATCATTCATTGCGCTGAATACATAATCAAAGTAATTAATATCTAGATGCGATAGGTCAAACAAGTCATCGAGTATCCCTTGTCTGGTCATAAAGAAAGCTCCCCACTTGGGGCGTATCCCATACATCTTCTCGATACCGCTGGCATACAAGCCAGCTTGAATCATTCCAAATGGTGTCCTGGAACCTGTCTTGAAATCTACAATTACCAAGTCTTCCCCTACTTGATAAACGATGTCAATGACAAAGCGTACAGGTGTGCCTCCGAAATGCACACTTGCATCCCATTCGATTCCAGGACGACCATCAGGCATGGTAGCGATTTTCCAACCAGACTGAGAGAACCACTTTTGGTATCCCTCAACCTGCTTTAGTCCATCATTCTGCCAGAACGCTAGGTCTTCCCCATCAGGTCGAGCGATGGTCTTACGACCAGCGGTCTTCCACTCTGTGCTAGGTATCCCTGTTTGTTCTTCGGTTAGTTTAACCGACTCATTGAATATGTCAAGCCACTTCTCAGCTAAAGTCATCATCATCCTTCGGAGTATAATCTGGGTTGTCTATCGGGGTTGGGGTAGTCATCGGCGACCCACAGGTCGCACAGAAAGAATCAGTGAACCACATAACCAACTCGTAGTTCTGGAACACAGCACGAACAATCTGTATGTTGGAGCCACAGTTGATACACTCATTGCTGGGTATACCGCGCTGGCTAATTAGATTCTTGTTGGGTTCTGTAGAACTCATGGTTCAACCATTCCAGCATTGAGTGGACTGCAGACCCTGCAGCCAAGTACACTGCTGGTTTCTCAGGAACCATAGCTACTTTACTGAGGTAGTATTTTTGTGGGCAGGACTGCCAAGTAGACAGCTGACTATATGACCGATGCGGAGGAAGTTTATCCATACCGTATATCATAACGTAAGTTACCAACTTTCTTTGTAACGACACGCCCTTGTTTTTTACCAAGGATGTGTTAGGGTTGAGGGGTGGTGGGCGGGAAAGGCTCGCCAGGAAGGCGAGCCGATGAAAGATATAGAACGAGAAAAATGGAACGAGTATATCGACCACTTCTTGGCAAGACACGATGAGCAATACCGCGACCATATGAAGACAGTTATCTTTAAGGTTTTGGAAACAAGAATAAATCCGAAGGACGAATGGTCTGAAGGATTTAATACAGGGTTGGAATGGGCGGTAAGGATTTATCTAAAAGATAAGTCGGCATATTAAACAAAAAGAAGGGGGAACCGTATTGGTTCCCCCTATCTCTTTGGCTCCCTACCATTCAGGCGGAGCTACTGCGAGCGCATCCAGCGTGGCTAAGTTGATGCACCCGACTGCTGGGATGGAAAGATTATGCTGCAAACCTTTTAGCACCTCTGCTAAGGGAGCATCTAACACATCATCACCAGCTATGTTCAACGCCTTCCTTACCTCGTTAACTACAGGATGGCGTTCTCCTGGCAAGACCAGGGATATCAGTTTGTTTTGTTCCATTATGTAATAGGAATTTCAGTATCAATTGTTTGTAACTGAATTGTAACTATTCCGCCAAACCCTGCTGCGAACGATGGCGGAGAACTTTGCTCAAACTGTATAGCTCTGATAGTACAGACTCGTTCTTCTCCTGAAGAGAAGTCTTGAAATAGTACCGCTCCTCCGTTTTGTTCAATTCGTTCCAAATAGTTAATACGTTGCCACGGGTTTGATACTCGTGTAACTCCATTGGAATCACGTTCTTCTTCAAAACAAAGCAGTGGAATGGTTAGCGTTCTTGACCGAAGAGGTGCTGGTAATGCACGACATTGCCACTCTTCAACCAATGGACCCACAGCAAAATCACTAGTGCTGCGAGTTAAAGTAAGTGTGATTTCAAAATGGTCTGCTGGTTGCAGACCTGCAGATAACTGAAAATCTGTTGAGCCAGTCAACGGTATAGCTTCAATAGATGTAAAGTTACTGCTCTGGTCAGCTACTGAAAATCCAACTGTTCCGCCAGTTCCTTCTGTTCTAATTGCAATAGATACTGGCTGTTTCTTTTCTGCAGTACCCCAACGAATCCATCCAGAGCTTATAGTTCCAGACGGCGCTAGGTTAGTTGGATGTTCAATCCAAACACCAGATGCAGATGTTATAAATTTGCGACCAGTGTTACCTACGAATGCAACACCATTTACCACACCTGAATCTGTAACCAAGTCTGGCGCATAGGCATATCCATTATCTATAGGTGTTCCTAGGTTAACTCTCCATAGACCATAAGAGTTGTTGATTGATTTGCTTCTTGTTGCATAAACAAATCCTTCTGTAAATGATATATCGGCGCAAGCGCCTTCCACGTTTAGCGGTCCATAGGTAAATGATTTACCATCATTAGACTGCTCTCCAACGCGAACACCCTTACTGGTAGCAAGCACAACAAAGCTGCTTAAGTATGTTCTAATTTGGTTTAATGTTTCACCACGTGGTAGCTCTGCTATAACTATTGGGTCTAAAATAGCGGACAGTGGGCTTGTCTCATCAAGACTAAAAGATAGTACGCGAGAGATAATTCCTTCAGTGTAGCCAACAATAATTGCAGAGTTTAGCTCTGCGATTGAGTTGACAACTACTGAAGTGTTGGGAGTTTCCCATCTCTCGGTCGCTGCATTTAGTGTTGGAGTTGGTGTTGTGTAAGCTCGACTTGCCTCATAGATACCGACTTCAACAGTACCCTCTAATGCTGCGACAATAATACGTTCTTTAACATATGCAATAGCTTGAGGGAACCAGGTGGCAGCAACATAGGTTGGCTTGTGCCACAATATTCGTACAACTCCAGCAGTGCTAATATCATAGATACCACTAGTCGTAGCTGCTATGCAGTATGTTCCATCAGATGTAATGCAATAAACGGTATCGTTTGTATTAATAGGAATGGTGGTCGATGTACTAGTTGATTGGTTGTAGAACTTTAATGTGCCACTTTGTATATAAAATGTTCCGCCAGATACGGTGACTGGATTAGAAGCAGATGAGCTACTTAACTGCGTCGTTTGCTTTAGAAGTTTTAACTCACCAGTAGTCCATACATCAATATTGTTTGACTCATAGTACCTAAATAGGTCAGCTGCTTCAGCGTCATAGTAACGTTCTCCAGCACCATGATGCCAAGAAGTTGCAGACCTAAGCCACCAGTTGGATAAAGAGTTTTCACCAGCAGATGACCCTTGGTCGATACGTTCTTTTTGATAAGTCGTAGTAATACGACTGATGCGATTCTGGTCCGAAGCAGCAGATAGCCATGGCGTGTTACCGATAGCATAACTTGCAGCAAAGTCCTCACGCTTATATCTAACAAGCGCTGTGGGAATTGCTTGGCTAAGGATAATGGGTAAATCGCCAACAAGTTCTTTGTTGTTTGTAGCCACGGTTTAACCCCTACTTCTTATTAGTTGGACAATCTGGACAGCAGCAGTGATGATGTGGTTTAATAACCACTGCAGGTTTCTTATCTGGCAAAACAGCTACCGCTGCTTTGATGCGATTCTTTAACTTGGGTTCGTTCAGCCACCAGAACCAGGGACTAGTATCGTTACCGTTAGCATCATTAATAGAAACATGTAGATGCTTGCTGTGAGGATTACTCCCAGTGTACCGTCTGTTTCCCAGCTTGGATTTTTCTTTAGACCAAATTTTCTTATCAAAGATGAGGTACTTGACGCGAGCATCTTCTTTAAGTTTTTCAAAGATAATTGCACAATCGATACCGTTCTTTGGGTCATGGGTAAGGTCTACTGCTAGCCCAGTATTGTGGTCCGAGGTCGGGCTTGTCTTTAGATGCGCTGCACTCGGAAGTAATCCGTCGCTTAGTTTCTTGCGCTTCGGCGCAAGGGCAGTAGCTTGTCGGAGGAGTGCAATCGCAGCAGGACTTGCTTTCTTGGCTACGGTTTTTTTCATTCATGTCACTTATCTGCTATTAGTTTGAATAAGTCATCAACCCTTTGCTCTAGCCTGGAGACAGCGTCGCGCAGGCTAGAACCAGAGTTAGGCTTTAGTTCAGCGAGGTAATGCTTTACTAACCAACGAACAGAACCAGCAAAGCTGGCGACTATTGTGGTAACCGCTACTGCGATACCAGCCCATTCGTTGGCGCTCATTACTCTGTTTTTCCGAACGCTGAGTCTGTTGTGTCTAAAGCACGGAGCAAGACGGGCAGCACTGCCACGACTCCTGCTGAGACGATTGCTTTGAAACCCGCTGCGTCAAGAGTGAAGATATCCCCACCAGTAGCAACAAAGGCAGCAAGGCAAGCACCGAGAAAATGGCGACCGTAGCTTTTAATAGCTGCGAAAGTTTTTTCATTCATCTATTACTCCTTAGTTGGACGCAGATGTTAGCTTGGTTAACATTGCATGAATTTCTTCTAGACGCTTAGCATCAGCTGCTGCCTTAGCAGCTGCTTCTGTTTCTGATGCAGAAGCTTCAGCTATTTGCAATTCTGCCCAATCTTTAGCTTCAGCTTCTGAAGCCCATGGTTTTGCCATGTAAGCATTTGGGTGATGTGGTTGGCGAAGGATTGGATGTCCATCCTTGTTTAGAATAAAGACAACAGGATTGCCGTCTTCGATTTCGATTTTATATGTTCGCATTTTTTTCCTTTGTTATGATACGTATGCAGGGTATGATGTAACATCGTTTGTTAGATGCAAACGATAGAACTTTGAAGGTGTTGTAAAAGTGTTAGTGGAATTATCCATGGTGTAGTAATAGCTATTAACTGTATATCCAAATTGATAAGGGAATGACGTGCTCCGCGCTCTCCAGCTAACCATTTTATTTCTTAAAGGAGACTTGGTTCCTGATATATCTGCTGAAGCCAAAACACCGCTAATGCTAACTGTGTTGGCAACACCTTGACTTGGAAACGCGGTTTTGCCATCAAATTTTTGGCTATAAAAACTACCAGAAAATTCAATTGGAACTCCTTGTGATAACTCTGAACCGTTTTCTAAATACTTTGGATTAGTTTGAGCAACTGGGGCTACAGTGATTGTTCCACCAGCGGTATCAGCAGTCCAAGTATTAGAGCTGAATGTATATTCAGCATATACTGGATAGTACGCAGTGGTTCCTGTTGATGAATAAGAAACCCATAGTTTACCTCTAGCAAAATCATAGAAGTATGGAGTTTCGGAAGCGCTATTACTTGATACAGTTCTTGAAGTATAAGAACCAGATGCCCAAGTATATGTTGGACCTGTAGGGCTATTCAAAGTTGTGTAAGTATTGGAACCAACATTGTAAGCACGGAATGGTGCATCTGTAGCCCCAGTTGTAAAATTGTAACCCCATGGAACAAAGTAAACAATATCGGTAGCAAAATTTGTAAACGTATGATATGCCATTCCGTTTGGACCAGCGTTGGTTAGCAAGCTCCAAGTGTTGGTTCCTGGGTTCCATCTGTAAAGGTCATCTCTGTTTTGCCAGGAAGCTCCATTCCAATAATTACCACCTTGAACATACACTCTTCCGCTAGAATCCATAAACATGTTGTGATAGATTGCAGCATAGAATGAGCTGTTAGTGTATCCAAGGTTTGCTTTTTTGGTATGCGTGTTTGTAGCTACATCATACTCATAAAACTCTGGGGCGAAAGTATTTGTACTATAACTTCCACTAGGGTAAGTGGTGTAAATATAGTAAGCTTTTGTGCCAGCTTGGTTCCAAACCATTGAGGAGTAGTATCCTGGATAATGACATAACGCATATGTACTAGTGGTTGTAGTAGTTGGGAAGCTAGCGATTTCAGTTGGAGCGTTATAACTATTTGTTGAAGATACTGCGCGACGACCCGCAACTACTGTAAGGGAAACTCCAGCAGTTGATGATGCAAGTATTGCATTTCCTCCATTATATAACTCTACTTTATCAAAGTCTCCTGGAGATTCAACATAAAAAGAGGTTGTTGTGTTTGTCATTCTGGCGTTGCTTGTTACAACAGCAGATGTTACAAACTGACCGTCTTTAGATAAAAAAGCTTTTAACTCTCCACCGCTTGGAACAGTCAGTCTACCAAAAGTAAACTGATAAGCACCAGCTGCCATAGGAAAATCTGTGGTGAATCCAGCCAAAGCTCCAGTTGTGGTTGCGCTCCAAACTAAAGAGCCTCCGCCTAGCGCTCCCAGGTTTTCTCCACCACCGCCAGTAGAAGGCGTTGGATATGTATTAACTCCCATTATACTACCTCCACTCCGCTAATATGAAAATTCACGCCAGTTGATGACGCAAAAGCTGTTACTGTTTGGTTTGCTGGTAACACTTGCTTTAGGTCAAAGTACGCACTGCTATTGGCAGCAAGGCTTGAATCAGACTGAACTGCTACACC